CTTTTATTGGACTTGTTTAAAATAAAAAACATTAACTTTGTAAAACTGTTCTCATAATTCAGTATTTTTTTAAGTGAAAAGACAGTCGGCGTTTGATTACGTCGGCTGTTTTTTATGCAAAAAAAAACCCGCTAACAACGTAGCGGGTAATTATATTATATGAACCAAATTAAATTCTTATATTTCCTATATAGATAATATATTGGAATTATCAAAAGAAGCAACCACCACCAAAAAGAAAAAGACGTTTTTTTAATATCTTTTTTAATAACTTCTTTTAAATTGCTTTTTTTGGCTTGTTTTACTATTGTTTTAACTTCTTTTATATCTTTTATAACAATTGTATTTACTTTTTTATTTCTGTGCCTTAAACGGGCGTTTTTGTAAGTTTTCCCGTTAACTATCATTGGCGCGACCGTGTCAATTGGTTCGATAATAGTTTCGTCGAAAACTTCCGAAACATTTATTTTCGTGTTGTCGGTTTTAACCTCGTTGGTTTTTACTGTCTCGGTCTCGGTTTTCTTTTCTGTTTCTATTGACTTTTTCACTTTTCGTGAACCGCACCCAATCAATAAGATTGACAAAAACAAAGTTAATAGTATTTTTATAAGTGATTTCATAGTTTAAATTTTTGGGAAAATAATTCCGTTATCAATTATTGTTATTCCTTTTTCGACGCGTTGTTTTAAAACTTTCCAATCAAAACCGAACGTCTTTTGGAAGTGTGGCGGGTCTTTAAATTTATTCCAATCCGCCCCACATTCCCAACCCCGAGACTTTAAAAAGTCCGTTATTTCTTTCCAATCCGCTATCGCGTCTTTGTCAAAGTCTCTAATTTGTGAATAGGACGCTTCCTCGAAAATACCGTCCCCGTTGTTATCGTAAAGCAATACGATGTCAAAAGCAAGTCCGTAATTATGTATTGACTGCCAACCTTTCGCGTTTGTAATTTTTGGCTTTTTATTAAATAATTCGTCTTGCAACTGTGGCGAACGATAAACATAGGCAAACCTTAATCGCGCGCCTTTTCCGAGCCTATTATTTGCGTCCGTATAGTCTCTCAACATTTCGTCCCTTAATTTCGGGTGCGCCTGTTTAATTCTTTCAAGTGTAATTTTATCGCTCATTAATTTGTTATTTCGTTAATGCCGTCTTTTATTTCCTTTGCCCTGTTAAACGAACTTTTTAAAAGTTTCCATAAATCAATATTAAAACTTTTTTCGATATTTTCTTTTATACTTACCAATTCAACAAAAATTAACATTATAGCGCAAATTTTAGTAAACATATATGCAACGCTAAAAGATTTTATTATAAATTCATTTAGGACGTAATAATCAATTGCAAACAATAAAATTATACATAATTCATACAACGCCATTTTTGAAATAATATTACTTAAAATACGGCTTTTAATTGACGAAACCCCGTTTAATTTTATAGACTTAAAAATCCCCGTAAATGTGTCTAAAATAATGGCAATGCCAACGCCGATTAAAAGCCCCGTAATTGGCGTATAAAATAAAATTATACTCGTCAAAAAATAGTTTAAATATTTCATTGCTTAATTATTTTTATTTTTCGTCCTTTTTTTCGTCTTCTTTTGTTAGCGTCTCAATGGCTTTTGCAACGTGTATCGCTTCTTGTAATTGTAATAACCCGCCTTTTTGTGCTAAATGTGCTACTTGCACTAAAATTTCGATTGCTTGTTTATTTTCCATAATTTTAAAGTTTTTTATTAATTAATATTAGTTTTCAAATGGTGCTTGTAAGATTTCGTTTTTTGGTTTTTTTAATTCGTCAATTTTTTTCTCTAAATTTTCTTTTATTTCCTGAACGTTTAAAACTGACCCTACCCAAGCGATAACTTGTTTTTTTGTCAATTGTTCGTAAGGTATAAAATTTTTACTACTTGGCAAATCTAAAGAAGCCATTCCGTAAACATTAGAATTAAATCCGTTTTTTTCGGCTTCTAAAATCCAATGAATTACAATTATAATTTTTTCTAAATCCCCGTCGTTTTTACATTCCATTGCGGGAAATTTCCAATTAAAATTAATCATTTTTATTTATTTATTAAATTTCTTAATTCTTTAATTTGTGTTTGTTGTTCCTGAATTGCTTGTACTAAAATCGGAACTAATGTCGAGTAATTAACGCCTTGCATTGTTTCGCCGTCTTTTTCTCCGAATGTCGCTTGTGGTATTACTTCTTGTAATTCGTGAGCCATTACGCCAAAAGACCTTTTTTCTTGGTCTTTCCATTTATAGTCGTAAACGTTTATTTTAGAAATTAAATCTAAAGCATTAAAAGAATTTAAGTCTTCTTTTAGTCTATAATCTGAAATACTAACTAAATAAACGCCCGTTAAATCAGAAAAAATATATCCAGCCTGTGTGCCTGCGCTTGATGTAAAATGAATAGGAATTGAATTTACGGCGGTTGACTTAAAATTTATTCCAAATTCATTAAGTCCATTAAAAAGAAATTGCATTTTTGCTGACGTTCCATAAATAGGCGCGTTTGTACCTATGTAAATATTTCCGCCATTTGGTTGCAATGCAATATTATAAACCGCAGAATTTCCGTCGTTTCTTTGGACTTGTTGCCAAACGTCGCCATTGCTTGAAACTCCCGAATATAAACCATATAGACCTGTATTAGATAAAAGCGCTTGCGAGCCAACAGTTGCAGACCCTAAAACAGGTGCGGAACTAAAGGGCGAACCCGAATTTACAAATTTAACGCCCGGACTTGTAGTTCCTATTCCTATATTTCCAAAGTTTAAAAAGTTAATATTGCCCGACGTGTTAGTGGCTACTCCTGAAAATTCTAAATCATTCCCGTTAGGCGACATTCTCCAAGTCGGGACAGCGCTACCACCGCCACCAACATATAGCGAACCATTTCCCTCTATTTTTATGTCGCCATTTACGGTAAGTTTAGAGCCTGGATTTGTCGTGCCAATGCCAATATGTCCAATACTTCTTTTTATAAAAAAAGGCGTACTTAACAAAGCCCCCGCGTCGTTATAGGCTCGAATTTGAAAATCGCTACCTGTATTTGAACCGCTTTCGGCGGTATTGTTTAAATAAAATCCAAATCTTTGTACTCCATTTGTACGATAAGTTATTATTTTGTTTTGTCCTGCGTCTCCGTCAATTAACATTCTTGTTGTTGCCGATGATTTGTACAAATGTAAAATACCTAAAGGCGAAGCCGTTCCAAAGCCAATATTAGTTCCGTTATCAAATATTTGACTATTCTCTATTGCGTTTGTTCCGTTAAATCTCGGGACGTAATTATCCGTCCCGCTTCCGCCGATTTTTCCGTTTAACGCGGGAACTGTTGGCGCGTCTGCTGTACCTGCCAAATCCCCCGCTAACTTTATTTTTCCTTTTATTAAGGTTGTAGCGTCGGGCGTTGCTTGATTGTCTACGTATGTTTTGACGGCTTTTTGTGTTGGGTAAAGCGTGTCGCTCGTGCCTAAAGTAGCCGACGACGATTTGTTAGAAACGTCTTCTTTTCCGTTTAAAGCCGTTTGCGTTGCTGTCGAAATTGGTTTGTCTATGTCTGCCGTATTATCGACATTAGCCAATCCGACATTTGATTTTGTTAAATCAATATTTCCCGTGCCTATTAAAGTTTGTCCCTCAATTGTTTTTATTTGAAGCAATAAAGACGGGTCGATTTTATATGTTGTACCGCCAATAGAAATTGGAATGTCCCCCGTAGGTTGCGACGTTCCAATATATTGCGGTAATTCTGAAATTTTTTTGCTCATTTTTTAATAAATAAAAAGGTTGTTTGCTTCGTCCTGTAATATTTCTTCGCTCTCAATCAATAGAAAATCCCCGATAATCGAGTTATTCCTAATTTTTAAATCGCTTGTCTTAAATTTATAATTTTTCTTTGTTATTTCCTGCGACATTTGTTCGTTATCAATAAATTCAGTATCATATACAAAACTTTGCCCCGTAGTTGTTAACGTGTTTAAGTCCGTAATGTGGTTATCTAAAATTAATTTAGGCAACAAATTTAATGTTAAATATAATTGCAAAACAACGTCAAAAATTGTGCAACCTTGCTCGAATTGTTTATATGCTTGCATTTGGGTATAAATTTAATTTTCCGTCTGCTCCAAATTCAACGACGGGGTTATCAACCTTATATCCGTCCTTTTCTAATTCTATTTTAACTTTGCGCGCTAATTGTTGCGCCCCGCCTGCTGAATTTATAAAATTACCAATACCCACGCCGTCCAATGGAAATTCTTTCCACCAACCGACAAACGCGTTACACGTATCGATTACGTGTTGTTGGTCGCTTTCAACGATAACGAAATCCCCGTCGGCAAACAATAGGTCCCCGTCGCTATCTAAACCAAAATCGTATCTTTTCGCCATTACTCGCCGTGTTTAATTTTTGTGTTTTCTATATCCGCACGCTGTGAAACTGTTAAATTCCCAACTATCGGCGTTGCCGTTGTTGCTGTTGGTGCGCCTAACATAATGACCGTGTGCGTGTGTGTTCCAAAGGTAGTAATTATTTCGTTTACTTTGTTTTCTAAATTGTTTAATTTTTGCGTAAGTTCCACAACCTTAACCAATCCGCCAAACTCTCCGCCCATAATATCAAATTGCGTAATATCTGAAAAAGTAACGATAAAAGGTAACGTATATTTTGAAGTCAAAACATAAACCATTGAACCAATTTCGGGCGTAATTACAAAACCGTCGGAAATGCCCGCCGTTAAGAGCGCGTCAAACGTTAAATTTGCCGTCCCTGTAATAGTTGTAACGTTTGCCGTTCGTTTGCTTAAATCAATTGAATTTACGTTGCATTGGTATAATTTGACTTCGTCTTGGTTTCGCGTTCCTGCTAACTCCTGAATTGTTTTCGTTATATCTGACATTTTTATTTAATTTTATAGTCTAACTCTATTGTTTGCCTGTACCCACCTACGCCGTTTGAAGTGTCGACGGCTTTTATTTTATAAGTTCCGTTTTGCTCGGGTAATAAGTCGTTAATTATTATTGCGTTGTCTCCAAATTCTACGGCGGGCGTTCCAAATGTCGTGAATTTCCCTTTAAAGCCTGTGTAATAGTATTTCTCTAAACTCGATTTCGCTAATTTTATTAAATCGTCCGTCGTTTTTGCTTCTAAAAAGTGAAATGTTTTTCGTTCCCCGTCGACGTTCGGGTCGGCTTTGTCTCCTTTTTTTACTGTTTTACTTTGAAATTTTCCCGTTTTGTCAAACCACACTAAAACTTCAATTCGTGAATTTTTAGTCTTTTCGTGTCCGTCTTTTGTGGTCGCTCCTGTTTTTTCTTCAATGTGATTTGAAGCAACCGCCGACAAAGTGATGTCGTCTTTTCTTACGAACGTTAAGTCTGACGAAATTATATTCTCTTGAAATTGAAAAGTTTTTGTTTTCGCTTCGTCTTCAATATAAACAATTGACCCGACGCGTAATTCCGTACCTCTAAAATAACAATTTAAAAAAGCGTCTTTTCTTAATTTCTCTAAAAATTGAGCAACCGTTAAATTATCAATCATTAACAATGAATTATCCCAAGTTAATTTCGTTGTTGTTAATTGATTAACTGTTAACCCTGTCCCTTTTAATGCGTTTGTTAAAATTTCTTCTAAACTTATCCCCGCACCATACGCGCCGTTTGTCATTGGCGTTTGTTTTAATAAAAACATTGCGTCTTCGACTTCGATTTCAACGGGAATTTTTGCGTTAATTTTTGTAATGTAACCGTCAAAAATTACTTTTTTTTCGGTTTGCTTTTCGTTTAAATTGTCGTCCCAATAAATATAAAACGCCTCTATTTTTATTTTGTCTCCACGCATTAAAATCGGGACGCCGTTAAACCCTGCAATATTTTTGTTTTTACCAAAAAAAGACGTTGTTTTTTTAGTCTCCATATCTATAACGTCCATATTTTTTGGAAAAACAACCTTTCCGCCCGTTGTCATATTTCCCCAACTGTCGTTCACTTCGAAACTATTGCAAAAGTCAAAGAAAAAAACTTTATCCCTTTTAATTATTACGTTTTCGGCGCTTGTAAAGTCCGTTCTTTGCGTTATCGTTATATTTGTTACAGGTTTTAACATTATGCTATTATTTTGGCTTCGAACCTTTTGTCCGATAGCGCGTTAATTGTAAAATATTGCGTCGAATATTCCCCCTCTGTTTGCCCGAAATTAAAATCTTTAACAACTATGTCGGTTATGTCTAAATTTTGCAAATACCAACTCGTTATCTCTAACGGCTGACCTGCTGACAAAATCGTTTTTAATTGCTTTGTTAGTTCTTTTGGGTTTACGTTATAACTCCCGTTTAAACGCCCCGTTATTTGTACTTGAAAATCGTCCATTCCGATATATTCTTTAACCGTTCCGTCGCGTCCTTGTATTTCTGTGGTAATAATTTTTTTACTTTGTGAAATAACCAATAAAACGTCGTCTATACGAAAATCGTCCCACGTATCAACAACAACGCCGTTAGTGTCTAAAATCGACCCCGCGTTAAATATTACATTCGAATAAACAACCGTCCCAAGTTTTGAGACAAATTTTTGCAACGGTACGTCCTGCGCCCCGCTCTCCTCAACTACGTACGGCGAATTTTGCGCGTCCATAATTTTAATATTGTTAATACCTGCAAAATTTGCAAGCCCAAAAACCGCCGAACTTGCGACGGTGTTTAATATTAACGGGTTTTCTGTTTTTTTAGGTACTCTAAAATCTTCCATTTGTTTAATTTCCTGCGGTTAATTGGCTGTCGTTTACTGCGCTTGTTAACGCTTGTAATACTTTGTCTTTTATTGCCGTTGTACTTTCTTGAATATTTGTTGTTTGTATTCTAAAGTCGTTTATTAGATTTCCGATTGTTACGTTAACCGTTACGACCTTACTTCCTGAAACTCCCGACGTTCCCTTTTTTTCTTTTCCCGCTCCCGCTCCTGCTCCTGCTCCTAAATCTGCGGTCATTGGTTTAATTGCTCCAAGCCCTTTTTTGGTATTGCTTTCTTTTTCTTTGGCTTGGTCTTTTGCAAAGTCTCCGACCCCTGCATTATACCCGTCTTTTGCTGATTGCCCTAAACGTTTTGCCGAACCTTTTATCGTATCGGTTATTTTGTTAAAACCTGCTTTTACGGTTTCAAAGTCCAAAGTAAAAACGCCTTTTAAAATCATTCCTAACCCTTGAAACATATCCCCCCAAATACTAACATACGCTTTTATTACTGCGCCAATCGCCCAAATTATCCCTCTAAACGCTTCAAATCTTTGGTAACATTCATATATTGCCGTTACTACGGCTGC